CATGATTTTACCCATGAGAGTTATGTTCCAGTTACCCTTGGTTTTGGTACCAAGCTTCCCAATGTGTTTGGTTCCAGCTTTATCCCATTTTTTGTTGTAGGTAGTTGCATCAAAGCTGCCACTTTTCCACGATTGGTAAGCGTGTTCTACACTTTGATATTTATTACCAGCATCGTCGGTGAATGGACGTAAAGCCAAGTTACTTAGCTCACGACATTCACCAGTGCTGTACCATATGTTCATAGGCATAGTAAACTCCTTTCAAGAGTTGGTTAAGATAAGTGTTTATGAAACAGCAACCATTACGATTGCTGAAACAAAAAGACTTAAGACACAAGCGGAAGCCACTCGTCCACTTCTTTTATGAAGATGTAAGTCAGGAGGTGATCTATCTCGTCTTGTGTCACGTAGTCGTTTATACCCAAACCATCTGGCAGGGTTAGGACTTTGTCCACAGCTTGTATCATCTCCTCTTTGATGTGTTCCCATTGTTCACCTGGGTCAAGCTCATTCTCGAAATCTGTTGTCCATTCTACGGAGTCACAGAGTTTGTCAAATTTATGCTCGAAGAAGTCTATGTCATTTCCTGCAATTGAGTTAGTCATGGTATATCCTTTCAAGATATAGGTTAAGTGTTTATGAAACAGCAATCATAGACATTGCTGAAACAAAAAGACTTAGATGAGGGACAGTTGTCTTGGGTCTTTACCAAGGTCACTAGGGCCATAGAACGGGAACCCATCGTATTGCCGCTCATTGGCGAACAATGTATCCAGAATCATATATGCGTAATTTAAGCATACATTTGAGAGAGCAACTACACGCTTAAGTTCACACTCATCGCAGGAGAGTAAGAAAGCCTCGAATGCTTTTATCATCTCCTGGTTTTCTGGCTGCATCCAAGGATCTTGAATACCATCGTCCTGTTCCCAGAATATTTCAAGGCGTCTAGCAGCACGAAGGATGATTTTGTCTGAAGTTGGGAATTGCATGGTATATCCTTTCAAGATATATGTCGGACCCCACACCTCTGAGAGATCCATGAGACACCAAGAGAACCTTGGAGTCAGTACAGGGACAGCCCCTATACTTCTTCTTAGATCTGGCCCCTGTGGTCAGATCAGAGACTATCCGAACCAATCATGTAGAGGTCTGAGAGATACTGAGAGATACTGAGAGAGACTGAGAGATACTGTACATTGGTCTAGACTGAGAGATACTGAGAGAGACTGAGAGATACTGAGAGATAGACTAGGAGATCTTATAGTATAGATATAGATATATAGTAACCTAAGGGAGGGACTGGAAGGCTTCTCCCTATAAGGAACTTAGAGAACAGTACACCATCCCCCCACAGTCTCTCACAGAATCCCACACAATCCCATAGTCCCGCTAGAGCCTATGCCACATAAGACCCTCAGAGAGCCTCACAGAGCTTATAGAAGTCTCAGAGTACCTCACAGTACCTAAAAGATAGACACCTACCTGAGAGGGCCTCTTAGAGATCTAGGGGGTACTGCAAGACTATGAGGGTACCTGATAAAAAAAGTACTTATTAGGCTCTCTTCCTCAAAGACTCTCCCAAACCTAGGAGGGGGTACCTCAATCTCTCACAGAATACCCACATATCTAAAAATATATAAATATATTTCTAAGTTCCTTATAGGGACATAGAGGACACACAATGAACAATAAAGAGATACAGTCTCTTCTCAAAGAAAAAGAGAGGAGGGTAAAACTAAAAGGGTACGAGGGGGACTTTACTTCCTTTGCCGAAGAACAGATACAGATTATTACCAAGGATACTAGCTTAGGTTTCATACCTTTTAGGTTTAACGAGTGCCAAGAGCGTATCACTAAGGCTCTCGTAGAACAACAAGAAGAAACTGGTATGGTTAGGGCTATTATCCTAAAGGCTAGACAACAAGGTATCAGCACTTACTGTGCTGGTAGGGTCTTTTGGAAGTCATACTTCTCACCTCATTCTAGATCAGTGGTTATGGCGCATGACTCTGCTACATCAGATGCCTTGTTTAGTATGTCTAAGAACTTGATTAGGAATATGCAGGGTGAGTTAGTACCTAAGGAGATTACATCTAATGCTAAAGAAATTAAGATACAGTCTCCTGCTTACAATGATAAAGATGCTATTGGCTCTTATCGTCTGTATACAGCGGGTTCTCCGGAAGCTGGTCGTGGAACTACACCAACGATTGCTCACCTATCAGAAGTAGCCTTCTGGACTCATGATGAGAAGATATTGGCTGGTTTGTTCCAAGGTATATCCCAAGCACCAGGCACTGAGGTTATACTAGAGTCTACAGCTAATGGTGCTCAAGGGGAGTTCTACAGGCTCTGGAAGGGTGCTGTAGCTGGTGAGAATGAATACCTACCAATCTTTCTACCTTGGTTCATAACCCCTGAGTATAGGCGTACAGCCCCTGAGGGAATGGAGTTAACGATTGAAGAAGAAACCCTTGTAGAGAACTATGGGTTAGATAATGATCAATTGTATTGGCGCAGATTAAAAATTGCAGAGGGTGGTAAGTTAAAGTTTCAACAGGAGTATCCTGCTACAGCGGATGAGGCATTTATTGTGTCTGGTGCTAATGTGTTTGACATTGATAAATTAAACTCTCTTGTACCCCGTCCAGAACAAAAGCGTAGTGATTGGGATCCATCTAGTAAAATGTTTGATGATAACAGGGAAGGTAACCTGTCTATATATGATTACCCTAAATGGGAAGAACCCTATGTGATTGGGGCTGATGTCTCTTTAGGGGTGGGTCAAGACTATAGTGCTGCTGTTGTTATGAATAATAAATATGAAATTGTAGCTGTATATCGTAACAATCGCATTGACCCTAGTATGTGGGGTGAGTTGTTGTTCTACTTAGGTAGATATTATAACAATGCTTTCCTAGCTGTCGAGTCTAACTCAATGGGCATTGCTACGTTGCAGAAACTAGAACAGATGGGCTATTTAAACCTGTACAAACAAACTAAGATAGCTAATGTGTCTAACGAAGAAGGTATGAGATTAGGCTTCAGGACAACCTCTGCATCTAAACCTGTGATCATTGGGAACCTGAAGAACCTAATAGACAATGAGGATATTATGATCCCCTCACCTATTCTGATTAGAGAACTAAAGGACTACATCTCTACCGCTAGTGGAAAGACAGAAGCAGCACCTGGTTGCTATGATGATACTGTTATCTCCCTCGCCATATGTGCTGAGGTGTTACGCACACATTGGGATCGTCTAAACACAAGGAATGTTTCATGGAAAGAGAGGATATCGGACTGGGAAGAGGACAGTACCCAGTGGATTTAGAAGAAGAGTTTCATAGTCAAGTGCTAGAGTATTGGATACAAGGTAGGATACCACTCGATATGGTGTCTATTAACCATGAGGATAAATGCCTCGAAGTATACTATGGTTATGCATAAAGTTCTCTAAGTTCCTTATAGAGAATAGAGATTCCTGCATTGTCCTCATAACGCGCTGGTGGTCGCGGCAGGTAAACCACCACTTAATTTTTGAGGAGTATTGAAATGAATATTGTTATCGGGTTGATCATGGCCCTTGCGGTTACTGGAAGTGTAGCCCCCCAAACTAAACCAGTAGTAGATCCAATGATTATTGGACTCTCAGTGGGAACTGTTGCTGCACCACTCGCAGTATCATCTGGGGTTACAGGCAGTGCATCTATCTTAGGTACAGCATACACCAATGCTAATGTTGTTGCAACAGGTGCTGGTGTCCTTGCAGGATCGGCAGTTGTTGTTAATGCTGTTTTAACTGAAGAAGAATAAGTTCGTCTGGCACTAACGCAAAGTGCTACGCCACGAGGTTACACAACCTCACTCGTTACGTTGTTCTGCAGATGGAATTTCGCTACCGTATAGTTTGGGCATCAACCAACTATAGCTGAACACTGGGCAGGCGTCATCCTAGTCATGATATAAAACTGACTGTCTACAATTCATAGGGCATAGCCCCAAGTTAGTTAGTTAGACCCACGGAGGGAGCTATGCGATTTAATGAAACACAAGTCGAGCCAAAGAAAGAACCTAAACCTAAAAAGAAAAAAGACATTGTAAAAGCTGGTAGTAAAGACTATGACTACGCAAATTTAGCAAACACTAAAAAAATCCTCACAGGTAGGGGTTCATTGTAATGGCTGGTAATAAGTATAAAGAAAAGGTGTCTGATGACAGTCTAATCAATTTGATTGAGACTGGTATCCAAAACTCTACAGGAGAATGGTTAAACTCGTCTGACATGACACGGGAACGTCAACGGTCTACGTATGAATTTGCAGGAGTTGCTGCAGATCACTTAGCACCACAGGGTGTATCTAGTATTGTTGACACGTCTACTACCGAAACAATAGAAGCATATACTGCAATCTTGTCTGATTTGTTTTTAAACAATGGTAAATTAGCTAGATTTGTACCATATGACAATTCTCCAGGCTCTTTTAAGAGTGCTAGGGATGCCTCAATGGTTACTAATTATGCCATATTTAAACAGAATAATGGGTGGGAACTTATCCAAACTTGGATAAAAAGTGCTCTATTATGGAAGAATGGTGTAGTTCGGTGGGACTATGTAGAAGGTTATGAGTACGAGTTTGAAGAATACGAGAAGATCTCTCAGGGCCAGTTGGATATCCTCCTTGCTGAAGAAGGAGTTGAGATCATTGGTAACCTAAATTATGAAAATGAGTTAGGTGAGTTAAACATGGAGACCGGACAGCAGGATGCTGAATTGGTTTATGTTGATGTCCGTATTCGTCGTAAGAATGATAACTCTCGTGTGAAGATTGAAAACATTCCACCAGAATCTTTTAGGATTTCTCGTGATGCTAAGTCAATAGATGACGCAAGTTTCGTAGGTGTTCAAACAATTCTGACTCGCTCAGAGATACGTAAAATGTGGCCGGATGTTGCAGACAGTATCAACGAAGACGAGTGGGATGAGCTTGGAGATGACACTGGCTGGGATGGTAATGGAAGCTATGCAGAAGATATTGCAGCTCGTAAATTAGTAACAGGTCAAAGCTATCTCCAAGGTCGTATGTCTGACGATGTGACTGCCCTTGAAGCGAATCGGGAAGTTACAATCACAGAGTGTTGGATTAATGTTGATCGTGATGGGGATGGGGTTGCTGAGCTTAAGCACTTCATAACTGCAGGTGATACAGTCTTGTATGAATGTGATGTAGACATGATACCAATTGCGTGTCTATCGCCCATCGATATCCCATATGAGTTTTATGGTTTGTCTATTGCTGACTTCACTCGCTCATCAACACTAGCGTCTACTGCAATCCTTCGTGGGTTTGTTGAAAATACATATCTTACAAACTATTCACCAAAGCTTGCTGATCCAAACGTTGTTGATTTTTCTGCTCTTCAAAATATAAGACCAAAACAAATCATACCAACTAACGGTAATCCTAATGGTGCTGTATCCTCAATGCCTCCAGAGGCAATTAGCTCAGGTACTGTACCACTGCTCTCACACTTACAGACAATTAAAGAACAAGCAACTGGTATGTCCAAGGCTGCTCAGGGTCTTAATGATTCCTTGTACGTGTCTGGTAATAGTGAGTCTAAAGTAGCCGCAGTTCAGTCT